ACCTTCGCCGTTAAAGAAGTCGTCTCTCTCTACTTTCTTATTTTGATCGTTGTCTTGCTTTTCTTTTTTAAGTTGCAATTCGACCATCTTTAGTTTCTTTTCTAATTTCGAATTCTTCGCTTCGAGGTTTGTTTTTAGCATAGAGCTAGCTACTTCAAATATTCTAGCCGAATACCTTGCTTCTACGTTCATGCCAAGGTCCATCAAGTCGTCGTATGCATCCATGGCCTTTGTAGCTACTTCTTCTAACTCTCGGTCGCCCATCTCGCCCAAACCTTTTACAGTAGGCAGTGCAGCGGTAATTTTGTCAAACTCTGCTATCTCTCTAAGAGCTTCTTTTTCTTGAGCCTTTTTATCCTTCTCAAGATCCTTTTCTTGCTTTTCAGCTTTGTCAATAACTTCTTTAGAGCTTTCTAGGTCAAGAAGCTCTTCAAGTTTGCGGGTCATGTTGTTTCTCCATCCACACTCGTTTTCCGTCTATAACTTTCCACGTCTTTCCTTTGTTCTTTTTAGCTTCTTTAATCATTCGTTCAGTTCTTTGAGTACGTGTCTTGTCTTTAGATCTGTAAAATTGTTCTGTCCGTGTTTTCTTCTTACCGGTAGTAGATCTGCTTATCTTTTCTCTTCGTTCTTTAGACCACGACTCCGGCGAGTTCATAGATCGCATGACCCACTCAGTTGTTTCTTCTTTTGTCATTTTAGAATGCTTTTCTAATTGATACTCTCTAATCTTCTGCTTACTTTCTTCAGAGTGAGATATTAAATAATTCTTATGTCCCAGTAAAGCATCTCTTGCATTCTCTCTTAACAACTTATACGTATGAGAACTTAGCCTGCGGTTCTTCTTTTGCATTCCTGTGGCCATTCTCCAAGCTGCAAAAGTCATAGATTTTTTGCTCTTACCTGTTGTCATCTTAGTTAGTAGTCTGTGACATATAAAATGCTGACGCAAAGATAAGTCTACAAGATTTTCAGGATCGTCTGAGCCGCCCATGCTCTTAGGAATAACGTGATGACGTTCTTTATAGCCAACAGGACCTTTTATTCTCGCATTAGAAATTATCTTCCAATACGTTGCAGTGTATTTGTTTTCTAGAAACAGTCTGCTATCTTCTTCTAATTTTTTAGTCATAAGATTACCTTATAAAGTGCTACTTTTATTTAGTCACACTGATTGATTACTTTCGTTTACCACTGCCTTTTGTGCCCATAAAGATATCTTCTTCGGTTATAATGCGAAAAGTAATACCTTGTTGTTTGCACCATGCGCGAGCTGCTTCCCACTTGGCTTGATTAACTACCCAAGCCGCTTGGTTTGATTTGCTTCTGCCTGTTCGTTCTTTTACTGCTTGGTTGCTGGGTTTTACTTCGATTAGTTCAACTCTGTCTTTACCGTGTTTGGTTTTATAAGCAATAAAGAAGTCAGGTACATATATGGTTTGTTTACCTGTGAGGGGATTTCTGTAGGGTATCTTAACGGCTTCGCTAGCCCATTGAGATACTGAAGGATGTTCATCGCAAAAACGCATTACGGTAAATTCCCACCCTGACCGATACATAGGTGTCTTATTGCCCAAATACTTCTCTGGGTTCTTTGGAGTGAACTTACCTTGTGCAAACTTTGCCATATTAAGAAATTATGTTTCTTGCTTCAAAGTAGTTTGTAGTGTTAGGGTCTTTGTAACCCAAGACACTAGACTTGATTCTTGAGAAGTTTAGGATTTCGGTTACTAGAGCACTTAATTGCGCATCATTAAGGCCTTTTAGAGTATCAAGCAACTTAAAAGTACTAACTCCGTCTCTCTTTGCTTGCTGTAGTAGGGTTGCCGAAATACTTGAACTTGATGTTTCACCAAAGCCTCGCTTGTCAAAGAAGCCAATTACCGAGTCTACTTCGCTTGCGGCGTATTCAACTCTGCTTTGATAATACCTGTCAAAGAAGTCACGTACTGGTTGGTCAGTGTTTCTTGGTCCATTGTTTGGAAAATTTGTCATGGCGTGTTACGTCCTCTTGCTGATGCTAACTTTTGCCCCTGTCCGACACTAGGTGCCTGCGAACCAGTGTTGTCACTGTTAGGTGCTAGTGCTACTGTTGTACCTTCGTTGCCTGCTCCGGCACTTGGAATAATCGAACCAGCGATTCCGCCTAGCGAAGCGCCTTGGCCAATCGTTGACAGTGTGCTTGTAGCAAGTCCTATACCTTCTGCTGTGATGTTTTCTGTGTTAAGTTGTTTAGCATTTTTTACTGTGTTAGCTGTTGAAAGCAAAGTGCCTAATCCGATGTCACCTGAAGCCACATCGCCTAAAACAGAACTGCCACCGTCTAATACGCCGCCTGCGCCGAACAAGTTTGCAACACCACCGCCTTCAACTGATAACGGACTAGGCACAGTATCGTAATGCGACGTAGCGAACGTTGCTGGTAGGTCTTCATCGATCCTGCCTCTGTCGTAGAGCACAGTTTCGTAGTTTATTACCATCGTGTTTTCTGATACACCTGCGCTGTCGGAATAGTCCATTGAGTCGTGGCCCCATCTTTCGATCATTGGGTTGACTAGTGTATATTCAGTAAACTGCTGCCTTGACAACTGATATAACTTAATGTTTTTAAAGAAAGGGACTACAGTGCCATTATCGAGACCATATCTATATTTGCGCACTCCACTGTATGTATTTCTGGCGCCGTATGCGTCTTCTCGAGCGTCGCCGCGGCCGTCTCTATAGTAGTACTTGTAATATGCTTCTAACAAGAAGGTAGTTATGCCTTGGTTATCGTCGTGCATTGTGATATTAACTGGCGTGTAATCAAGTGTTGTTTGAACTACTTTCTTCCTGTTGTACTGATTCTTTACATCTACACTCGCTGAAAATTGTGGCAAATCAGCAGTCTTGCACAGCATGTTTATTTCAGGCAAGTGTCTGTTTTTTAACTGTGGAAATTGCTCAAGTGCTGCGGGGTTTATTTCAAAGTTCACAAAGAATAGGAACTTTTGTTTTGGTGCTAGTCTAAACGTATCGTCAATAAACATCCTAGCAGCGTGACGAAAGTCACCAAGGTTGCCTTTAGGATTTGTAAGTCCTTGTCCGACGTTATTTAGAAAACCATTTAATTTATTTGCCATAGTAATATTTATGCAAAACTATTAACCACGTACATAATAAAAAAGGAGCCGAAAACGACTCCTTCTATTAGGTTTGTTAAATTGTGGCTTAGTTGCTGCCTGTGCCTGCACCTGTAATAAGCGCGCCAACAGAACGTCCAACATTTGTACCAACACCTGTTCCTTGTGGTGTCTGCACTGCGTTATCAAATCTAATTGACAGTGTAACAGTAGCCGGTTCATTAGTTGCATAGTTTAGTGAGTTATAGTTTGCATTTTGTACAAAGCAACCATAGCACTCCCATGTTTCTAATATAGTTGGTTCAAAAGAACCGTTACCGCCGTCTAGTATCTCAATACGTGTTAAGAACTTGTAATCAACACCTGAAGCTGCGCTTGACTGCTCGAAGAAGTCGAACTGCTTCTGTAGCTGCTCACCGACCTGTTTCTGAACAGAGCCAGTAACATCGTCACGCAAGTTAAGTGTAAGTGGATCCCAAGTATGCTTACCTGCAAGATACGCTTTTGAGTTGTAGATCGGAATTTCCATTTCCTCAAAAGTTACGTTAGGGCGTGTAACGTCAACCACTTGCTTGGTTAGTTCAGTTGTTCCTGAGCTTACACCAAAGTTTTCAAGTGATACCCTGAAACGATACTGTAGCTTCGGCATCAACAGACCCTGACTAGTAGCCGACTGGTCACTAGCTAGTGGTACTGTAATTTTCGATAGTGATGAAATTGCCATTTAATTATTCTCCTGTTGCTAGTATTTATCAAAAAGTGGGCTCTATAAAAGAGCCCTATCTTTTTGCTTATAGACCTGCAATCTCTCCTGTGTTCTTGAGTCTCAATGGAATGTAGATAAACTCAATTGCTTTAACAGGTTCAACCGCTACGTCGACGTAGAGTTCGTTACGATCGATTCTTGCAGGTGTGTTGTTTGTCTCATCACACACTACAATATAATCGTAAAGTGCTCTTTGCCCTACTAGTTCTAGCATCAGGCTTTCTACTGCGCCTTTGATCTCGTCTCGTGTTATCTTGTCGTTTGGCTCGAACAAGTATGGCTTAGCCAATCTGTTAAGCTGTGAACGCAAGTAGATAACAAGACGTGCTACGTTGATACGGTCTAGTGAACTAGCGTTACGTGCGCGTGTCTTCTGACCAAACACGACAAGTCCAGCGCCGTTCAAGAACGTAATTGGGTTGACGCTGTTTGCGTATAGTGTGTTACGCTGTCCTTCGTTTAGTGATACACTTACAAACTCGCCTTCTGAGTTAATGTAACCCGATGAAGTTGCGTTTGTTACGCCACCGCGTCGTGTACCTGCAGGAGCAAACCATGGGTAACTTACCTGGTCACTCAAAGCAATTGTACGCAATGCCATGTGACTTGGTGGAACAACAACGTTGTTACCTAAGTTATCACTTGTAAAGCCTGCTGGGTAGTAAACACCCATGTACTCGTCGAAACTAACAAGACCTTGCTTATTGTCTTCAACAGCGTTACGAACGTTCTGTCCCCACTCGTTAAGTGAAGTAGCATCTGGACGCAATGTCATTGGTGAGTCACCAACAATAAATGCGCTAATACCTCTATCAAAGTTTAGAGTGATCATCTCACCGATAAGCTCTGGATAGTTAGGTGTTGCCATAACGTTGAACACACGTGATTCATCATCACGGATCTGGTCGTTGCTGTTAACCATTGCTTGCAATGATTGTACAACAACAATACGCTGTGCTGCTGCGCCGAAGCTACCTGAACCATCATTCTGGTTACGTGACTCTGTCACCCAACGGTCCGGATAGTAATTAGCCATTGCTTCGCCGTTGAAGCGATCGTTGTCTAGTGTTGTGTCAATGTAGCCGCGCTCAAAACGCTTAACGTTGAAGCCACTTCTACGTAGGTTGTACAGCAACATACCACGTGGGTAAAGTGCTGGATCTGGTGCGTCTGGATCCAGGAAGTCGCTCTGTAGCATTTCTGTGATTGTTCCTGACGGAGGAGTATTTACATCGCCACCGTCTGTGCCATATCTTGCATCAGCAAATAGTATACCAGCGTCTGATGTTTGATCAGTCTTGTCAACTAGAACAAATCTGCTAGCCGGGCCACTGAAACGATAGATAGTTGGATAGTTTTCGATGTCTGAAGTATCAATCCAAATATCACCATCTACAAACTGTGCACCGTCTGAACGCACCGGAGGCC